CGAAGATAATGGCATGATAGTGGGGACGGTTTTTCTTTTCTCCGTATTCCCCACAGGCGAAGTATCTGAAGGGTCCGATGAGTTTGCGTTGTCGTTTGAAGAATTTTTGGAGTTCTTCTTTATGAACTGATTTGTCCAGTGGGAGATGTGCGTCGTCATAGGTTAGCGTGATGAATGAGTTGTGCTCGTGCATTTGGGCCTCGTGTACGCAACGAATTGCCCATTGTCGCGAGTGCTCCAGACGGCAGCCGAAGCACCTGCCGCAAGGGAGCGTAACCGGCATGTCGATGTATCCATTATTTGCGTTGAATACAATCGGACGTTTGCCGTTTTCATTGAGTGTTCTGCTCCGGTAGCCCTTTATGGGGGAATAGCAGGGCATTTACAGCCGGGTTCCGCCGCGCATTACGCGATTACCCAGATTACGAACGTGGGTGCGGCCAGCCGTTGCGGAGAAGAGTTTTTTCGAGCCTTTGGAAGAGAGCTTTTTGCGTTTAGCCATGTTGGTTCACCTCGTGTTGTAAGAGATTGTCTAGTTTGAGTTTGTTGAGATGCATTTCCGCATCACATGATTCCATGCTTAAGGCTGTGAAGAGTAAAGCCCCTGTGCCGATAATGCCTAATAGCGTTTTGTGATCTCGCAAGCTACATTTCGCTCCGCTTATTTGCTTACCGTTCCGGTGCGGTTCGGCGTGAAGATGATTCTAGTTCCTGTGCTGTTTTCTCAATCCGTAGTGCTTTCCTGACTGACTTGATTTCCGCCTTAAGGGCCGAGATGCGGCCCTCTAGTTCGTTGATGTATTGTTCCCTGAATTCCTTTAATTCTAGCTTCATTTCAGTATCCGTGATGAGCGTTGAGCATCCAGGAACAGTTTTTTGCTTTCCATTCTGCAACGATGTAATCGTTTACTAATTCCCTGAGTTTCCATGCCGGGTCCGTGAATCGTGCATTTGCATAGTTTTTCATCTAGTTTTCCTCTTTGTTTTTCTATGCTTTTAGTATAGTGTTTTTGGTCGCTTTTTGCAAGCTTTTTTTGCTCTTTTCTGAGCGTTTTTTTTGTGTTTTTTGGGTTCTGACCCCTAAAAGGTGTCAGTCCCACCAATTACATCAAGTGGCGATTGGTGGGACGTCGCCCAATTAGGGCTCCGGTGTAGGTGCTTGTGCGGTCGTAGGATCGACCGCTGGCGGCGTAACGGGCGCAGCAGTCGCTGCCCCTGTGATGTCTATGCCGTCATTTCCGCGCGTAATACCGAGCCTCTGGAGCTCTTGCGCGTTGTCTGGATTCTGGACGAATCCAAGGAATGCAGCCGGATCGTTGCCGAATCGGTTGCGTAGGTTGCTCGGGAGGTCGGAGAACATCTGCTGTGCATTCGTGACAAGGTTCATCGCCTCCTGGAAGTCTACAGGCGGTACGTCGTCGTACCTGCCCTGATATTTTGCGGCATGTTTGATCATGCCTGTTGCGTGATAATCACGCAGTATGTAGTTCATGTCTGTTTGTTTTTTATGGGCCTGTTCGGTTTTCCCGGGCCCTGTGTCCACGGTTGGTTTCACTTTTTCGCTGAATCGTGATTGTACCGTGGGTGTATTCATAGGTTTAGTAGCCATGTTTTAAAATCCACCTTGAGTAGGTTGAGGGTTCATTAAGTGATATGCCTCTTTGCCGAGGTTTTCACCTGTTTGATTTAGACTCTTTAGCAGCCGTTCGAATGCTGATTTCATGCTTGATTCGTTTGATACGCTGCCCATTTCTCTAATTGCTCGTGTTATATCCGCCGCCATAGCGGGTATTGCTGTGATGGCCCTTTGCCATCCTTCTTTAGCCCTAAGCAGTTGTATGTTTTCGAATGTTTCCTTAATCTTTTCTCTTGCGAGTGATGTTTGCGCATCTGTCAGATGGTGTTGTTTCGCAATCTGGATCGTCTCCTGATTCGCTTTGTCTTCTTGCTGTTTTGTGAGTGATGTTTGGGCTTGTGTCTGTTGTCCTTGAGTAATTGTGCTGTATGCCTGGAGTCCTGTGTTGATTCCTTCCGTCATTGCTGAGATTGGTTGATAAGAAGCTCCGCCCGGTGTTGATGCTGGATTACGGGCTGCAAGGATTGGGTTAAGACCTGCTCTGCGTAGGTCTTTCATTGCCCGTTGGTGTGCTGTGTTTGACATTTCCCGCTGGAAGGCAATTTGCCCTTCCACGGATTTAGATGCTTCTTTGTTTGCGTCTGATGCGCTTTTCGCGCTGATAAGTGAGGAGGCTACGCCTCCGAATGCTGATGCTACTGAGCCCATGTTTTTACCTCGATGATATGACCGATGATTTTTCCGCCGAAGAGACGCGCGGATGCTTTGCCTTTGTTGGTTGTCGCATAGCGTATGTAGGGAAGTTTTAACTCTTGCGCGAGCATATGCGCTCGATGCTCTATTGCTAAGTGATTGCCGTAGGCTTGAAAGATTGTGAGTCTGTCATCGGTGATTAGATAGTTGAACCAACTCTCCTCGAACTCGAGAAGAGGTAGTTCTGCGAGGATTTCCTTATCCCCGCTTTTTTGCAGATATTGTTCTGCATGTTTTGGCATTAGAAGTGGTCTATTAGCCCTGGTACTGAGAAGAGAGGCATGGGCCTGGCGCATTGATAATTGAAGTAGCAGTCCATGAGGAAGTCGGGTTCGCTAGGTACAGCGACCACGCGGTCCATTGGAGGTGATTCCGTGATGAATGTTTCGTTAAGTTCTGGCAGTGATGAGAATTCTTGCGATAAGTGCCATGCGTCGAGTGAAAGTGCTGCGACTGATCTGAGTTGTCCTGTGATCTTTGATTGTTTATAGCGGTATTCTGCCCACCGTTCCTGATAGCCGAATACCCGCTCGTTGTCGGGTGTACCAGTAGCTCCTGTATCCACCGTTTGATCTTGTGCATAAAGTTCTTTGTTGAGGACGGCTTGTTCGCCGATGTGTGAAAGTGCCGGCCAGAAGAAGTCATACCGTGTGGAGCGTGACCACATACGGTCCAGACCTTGTTGGTAGGTAAGATCTGCGCGTACTGAGGCAATGCCCATGACGACGCAGTGTTCTGTGAATGATTTAGTAAAGCCTCCGCCGTTCATCATGGCGGTGCCATAGGCGGCCAGGTTGCCTTGTGGGGTTGTGCCTGATTCTGATGTTTGAGGAACTTGTGAAATATTAATAGGTACTGAGTTTCCGCCGAGATATTCCGGGCGATAAGTTACGTCTTGGAAGGTTACACCGAAGTGAGATTTGACGATTTCTGCATAACGGGTTCCAGATCGAGCGTCGCGCTCGAGAAGTTTTTGAATTTGGAACGCCTGACGGAGTTCATTGATCGTTGAAGCTGTTGCTGCTGATAAGTCTGCTTTGAGTGAATAGGTGTCGCCTGATGAAAGGATAGCTGTAAAGGTGTCGGGGTCTGATCCGTAGCCCCATTCTTCGTTCGATGCGCTTGCCCGGGCAAATACATTGCTGTCCGCTTCCGCGGCACCGGTGTTTGCGATTGCTGTGTCATATAAGACGGGGGCTTCGGACCCTAAGGGGAGATCTATTGCGTCTCCTTTTTGAAGCCAGGGCAGGCAAGAGGTGAAATAGTCGTGACGTTTTCCTCTATCTAACGGATTGTCAAAAAATCCAGCATGAGTGTTTGCATCTGGCCCGTCAGACACGTTTATATCCACCGAATCAATAAGATTTTGATCTCGGTACCATTCATTGTATATATGTCGATAAGCCCTAAACGGCAACGCCGATATTCCTAAACTATCTTTTTGAATCGGTAACCCGAAATAATCCCCAAGGTCCCCGATCCCAATGGAATTTGTTTGCCCTGCTAATATTACAGGCACCGTATAATCTGTAGAATCTCCTGGGTCTACTTGTTCTCCGCAGAATTTGCGGAAGTTAGCCCAAATTTGCCTATAAGGTACGCTGAACCAGTGAACGTCCATGAATAGGTTGTCCATGATCGGATAAATGGGTGTATTCAGTCGGGCGAAGAGTGTTGGATTGAGGTTGAGTGTATCGCCGGGGAGCGCTTCGTCTACGAAGATAGGGATTAGTTTTCCGGCGTCGAAGGTTGTTTTATAACCATGTGAACGGTTGAAGGTAGAGCGCGGAATATCCGCTGTTGGGGCTTGGCTAAAGCTATGTGCCATTACTGATTGCATTTATTTCTCCAATTTTGCGAGTATTTCGCTCAGTTTAATATCTATGGTTGATTGATCTAGTTTTTCGGTTTTGAATGTTCGGCCATTGCCGAGGTTTACTGAAGGTTCATAGGTGCTGATTGCCCCAGTTGAGTCGTCGAATTCTCCGACTTTGAAGAGTGTGAATTGTTCGGGGTGCTCTGAGATATTGTTAGATTTGTCTGAATTGATGTTGTCCTGAAAAGCGCGGACGGCCAGGCCGTCTGTCTGAAACATGAAGGGTTGCATGTACGCCTTTGCAGCATCGTCGTAAATAGTGTATACGTTAAGAATCATTTTGAATTTCCTCTAGGTTGCGCGATAACAAGGATGTTTGCGCTTTTTTGACTGTTTCACGAACGATTAGCCGTTCGTAAGTGTTGTTTTCTTTATCGAAGTTTTTAAGTCTTGTCTGTTTTCTTTCCAGCATTTCCTCTGGGTTTTTCTCCTCTAATAGTGAATCGTAGTATCTAGGTAGGCTCATTACTGTGCCGTTTATTGTGATGAAGTCTTTATCTGTGTCCTGTTTGAATTGTTCGAGCCAGGTGTAGCCGATTCCGCGTGTTCCACTTTTTTTAGAGCCTCTGCTCATTAAGCAGAATTCGGGTTCTATTTCGTAGATTTCTCCTGTTTCCCGGTCTGTGATTGCGTTATGCATGTCCACGGCTGTTTCCGGTTCTCTTTTGTCGTGTTTGTGTTTTTTCATTACATATCGGGCAACGTAAGCCGCTGATTCGAAGGTTACATGCCCTATAGTGTGAAAGCCGAGTTTCCATGCTTTGCTGAGTGTGTCTGATGTATAAAGTTGGTTGCCATTTTTTACCGTGAGGAGTGTTTTATCCGGATAGTCGTAGCCGAATATAATGGCGTGATAGTGCGGTCTATTTTTCTGTGATCCATATTCGCCGCACGCGAAATATCTAAAGGGTCCGATGAGTTTTCTTTGTCTTTTGAAGAATTTTTGCAGTTCTTCCTTATGTACTGATTTGTCCAATGGGAGATGTGCATCATCGTAGGTTAGGGTAATGAATGAGTTGTGCTCGTGCATTTGGGCCTCGTGTACGCAACGTACGGCCCATTGGCGTGAATGTTCCAATCGACAGCCGAAGCATCTGCCGCATGGAAGGGTAACGGGCATATCGATGTAGCCCTGATCAGGCTTGAATACGATTGGTCTCTTGCCGTTTTCATTTAATGATCGGCTTCGGTAGCCCTTTAGTGGTGAGTAGCAGGGCACTATAGGCGGGTTCCGCCGCGCATTACGCGATTGCCCAGGTTCCTCACATGTGTGCGCCCTGCGGTTGCAGAAAAGAGTTTCCGGGAACCGGATGAAGAGAGTTTCTTACGTTGTGCCATTTGGTATTACCTCGTGTTGGAGTAAGTTTTCCAGTTTGATTTTATTTATGCCCACGTTCCATTCGCACGATTCCATGCTGACCGCTGTGAAGAGTAGAGCGCCCATGCCAATGAGACTGATTATTGACTTGTGTTTGTTATCGATCTTTCGTCCTCCATCTGTTGGGCTTGTCGTTCGATTCTGAGTGCTTTTTTGACTGCTTTTACCTCTGAAAGAAGGGCAGCTATTTGACCTTCTAATTGGTCGATGTATTGATTACGAAATTCTCGTAGTGTTTGTGGGTCCATTTTCTTCCTCTTTTCTGTTGTTTTATTGTAGCTCTTTTTGTGAGCTTTTTTGTGTGTTTTTTTGGTTCTGACCCCTAAAAGGTGTCAGTCCCACCAATTACATCAAGTAGCGATTGGTGGGACGTCGCCCAATTAGGGCTCCGGTGTAGGTGCTTTTGCGGTCGTAGGATCGACCGCTGGCGGCGTAACGGGCGCAGCAGTCGCTGCCCCTGTGATGTCTATGCCGTCGTTTCCGCGCGTGATACCGAGCTTCTGAAGCTCTTGCGCGTTGTCTGGATTCTGAACGAATCCAAGGAATGCAGCCGGATCGTTGCCGAACCGGTTGCGTAGGTTGCTGGGGAGGTCGGAGAACATCTGCTGTGCATTTGTGACGAGGTTCATCGCCTCCTGGAAGTCTACGGGCGGTACGTCGTCGTACCTGCCCTGGTATTTTGCGGCATGTTTGATCATGCCTGTTGCGTGGTAATCACGCAGTATATAGTTCATGTCTGTTTGCTTTTTATGGGCCTGTTCGGTTTTACCGGGCCCTGTGTCCACGGTTGGTCTCACTTTTTCGCTGAATCGTGATTGTACCGTGGGTGTAGTAATAGGTTTAATAGCCATGTTTTAGTTTCCTATGTTGTTTCTTTGCAAGCTGCATTTCGCTTCGCTTATTTGCTTACCCTTCGGGTTTTTGTTCGGCAGGGGGTTAGAATCCGCCTTGATTAGGTTGAGGATTCATTAAGTTATATGCCCCTTTGCCGAGGTTTTCACCTGTTTGATTTAGACTCTTTAGCAGCCGTTCGAATGCTGATTTCATGCCTGATTCGTTTGATACGCTGCCCATTTCTCTGATTGCTCGTGTTATATCCGCCGCCATAGCGGGGATTGCTGTGATGGCCCTTTGCCATCCTTCTTTAGCTCTGAGCAATTGTATGTTTTCAAATGTTTCCTTTATCTTTTCTCTTGCGAGTTCTGTTTGCGCGTCTGTTAGATGATGCTGTTTTGCGATCTGTATAGTCTCCTGATTTGTTTTATCTTCTTGCTGTTTCGTAAGTGATGTTTGCGCTTGTGTCTGTTGTCCTTGAGTGATTGTGTTGTATGCCTGGAGTCCTGTATTAATTCCTTCCGTCATTGCTGAGATTGGCTGATAAGAGGCTCCGCCTGGTGTTGATGCTGGGCTACGGGCTGCAAGGATTGGGTTAAGACCTGCTC